GATCTTGATAGGCAATCCGATAACAGTCGAGGAGCTGAATCGAGAAGAATTGATCCGTTTAATCATCGTCCAGTTCGCCAGACTATCAGTTAAACAAGAATGGGATGGTCTGTTAGCATGAGATCTGAAGATAGAAAGCCTTCGAAGAGGGTCTTTCCTCTACTCCAGAACCTCGACCTCGATAATCTGACATTCGCCCAGGTGCAGGGAGTGGGCGATCCAATCACGATCGAGGACATGAACGAGCAAGAGATGGTCGACCTGATCATCGTTAACCTGGCACGCCTGGTTGTAGCTGGTGAATGGTCCGGTCTGCTATCAGCTGGTGGCGGTGAGGAGATGCTTGGTGGAACACCGAACGGAGACTGGCAATCAGGACGGCTCGATTATCAAGTCATAACATGCAGTCATGGCCGCACATCGCAGGCTACGACTGATCTCGTACTAACCTCAGGCAGGCAGTTCTTTTGGCCGTTCACCTCAGCTATGACGGGCGACTTAACTGAAATCGGCTGCGATGTAGAAGTCGCCGTCGCCGATCAGAACGTCCGCGTAGGGATCTACAATGCCGCTGATGATGGAAACCCCTCGAGCTTGATTGGTTATGCTGATTTCGACGCCTCCTCGACAGGGAAGAAATATGAAAGCAGTCTGAGTGCCACCATCGCGTTGACTAGAGGAACGCTCTATTGGTACGCAGTCGTTCAAACCACCACCGGTTCTGATGTATCACTTGAAGGGATGAACTGCACTTACTCAGGTGCGTCTTATCTGTCAGATAATACCGCCCCGAAGGACTGGACCCAAGTCAATTATACCGATGTCAACGTTTTGTCCGACCCTGCTGCATTGTCGAATATGAGAGGGGGCAGTACGGGTTATGCACCGGCTCATGTGGCGATTAAGTGGTTGTGATGAGTGAACTCAGTGACAAGGCAAAAGACATGCTCACGGACTACGGGGCTGCTTTCCTCCTGGGTTGGATTCTGGGCGCTGGTCTCGGCCAGACTCTCTGGGACTCGATCACAGGGGTTCTCTGATGACGAAGAGAAAACCTGACCAGGTGATCGAGTATCGCGTCAGCCTGCAGGACAAACAGAGCGAGCAGCTCGACAGCATGATCGCCGCGTACCAGGTCAACAAGATAGCGACTCCTCTCGTAGCTCTTCTCAGCGATTCCTCGGCTATGCTCCTCATCACTGGTCTTCTGGAGGCAACCGGAGTCATTGATCTCGACAAGGGGATTCTTCGGGAGATCTCCAATGGCCTCTATGAAAATTACGGGGACGCGATGAAGGCCTATCTCATGGATCCGGTTGACCTCGCCATCAATCCTCTCAATCTTGGGACTGACACGCCGATGGATGTTGCGGAGAAGGCCGCCCCCACCGTCATCAAAGCGTGGGTTTGGCTAATGACCACTGGTCGAGTCCTAATCACTGAAAAGACATAAAATCTCGATATCGAGAAAATCGGACTCACTGGGAGGGGTGCTGAAGGCTCTCGGATGGGGGGGGGGTAGGCACAGCATCCTTGCAAATACAGCCTTCGAGCGGATTTCCACATTCCAAGCAGATCATGATGATTCTCAAATCTTGCTCGTCGATGAGGGGATCGAGATCCCAGAACCACTCATTACCCCACTCTTCGGCTCGAATCTTCTCTTCTTGGTCGTCCGACATGAAGTCCCAGCCCTCCCAGTGATCAGTCCAAGACCAGAATTGAGAGTTATTCATTCTTCTCACGCTCTCTCTTATTGTAGCAACCCACAATATCATAATTCAAGAGGCATTTGGCGCAGAACCATCCACCAGTAGGTCCAACGAATTCACCCTCATCACTATCCAAGTCCCGCCAATCGTCGTCATTTGCGCAAAAGTCACAAAACTTAGTCATTCAATCACTCCTTCTCTATGGTATACCATTTAGCATATTTGGAGGGGCTGATTTCGCGAGCGCGGCCACGCGCATACAGAACACGGACAGCGGGCAGTCTCTCGAATGTCCTTGTCACAGGATTCCTGTAATAGACCGAGTATAATTTGGACTTACTTCGAGCCATTCAATCATCCTCCATCGATAAGATGTCATTCAACCACTGCCATATCTCAGGCATTGTGATATGTTCAACACCCTGCTCGCCGTCGATGACGTTCCCAATCGCAAACAAGAGTAATTGTATTTGCCGCTTGATTTCAGTCATTCAATCTCCTCCTCACAAAAACACTTGTTGAAGAATCCACCAATGTTGGTGCAGAGAGCGCCGCAGACGTAGCAGCGCCAGACTTGAACACTCATTCAACTCCCTCCCATTCTTCGAGCTTTGACGCTCTGGTGAATTCGTCGATCGCAGGCCGCCGCCTCCAGTGCTTGTTCCTGGCTTGGCGCTCGTGTTCGAGCGCAGAGTGCGGCATGTAGCTTGGCCGCTGCTCAACTCTGACCGTTGCGGGCCTTCCGCGCCGCCCTGGGCGCCGATCTATCGTTGCCCGCACTCTCTTCCCACATCGGAGGCATTCGCGGTTCAGGAGCGTCGTATGGGGTTCCACCTTGTAGATCCACCACTGTCTGCACTGGCCGCACTGCCAGAGTCCCTGCTTCATGACCGACCCTGGCTCTTATCGCCCTTAATAATACCGCCACTATTCACAGGCTCTCTGTCTATTGACATAAGGTCGCCACTATTCCGAAAGTATGCCACAAAACATGAAACGCAACCATCAATAGTGGCACCGACTCTGGGCGGGAGGGTTGGAGGGCAAAATGAGAGGAAGAGAGAGGTATTATGGACGGACGACGGCTGGAGGACGGACATGGTAGCCCTCGAAATCGCAATTTTGGCCGGTTTGGGCCTCCTGAACCTCGCTGCGATCGGCTTTCTGGCTCATTGGATCAGAATGCACCTCGATCAGGGACTCCAGGACATCGATGAGAAGCTCGCGATCGCAATTACAGCTCTGATCGACAAGCTAATGTCTGGCAATCTTGGAGAGTTCGAGCCTCCTAACCCGATACAAGGCGCTATCGCTCAGTTAATTCAAGGAATGGCGCAACAAAAGATGAACACGATCAACGCGACAGTGACAGAGCGCAGTCCAGATGGACAGTTTGCGCCCGCTCAATCATTCGAGTGATATTTATTAACCGACTTTCTTAACAGATTGAACATGGCACGCAGAAAGAAAGCAAAGCGCCGAAGATCACCGAAGACAATCAGTCTTCTGAATATAGCAGAGAGCTACGCCTACGCGTCCATCCTAACTGGCGGCGTTATGGGTAATTCTCCAGTCGGCGTCCTCGGATTCGACGGATCAGCAGGCGGCGCAGGCTACGGCATGACGACCACTAACGGCGGTACAGCGCTCACACTCCAATCAATCGTCTCTGACCCTGGTTCTTCCTTCGATTCCATGAGTTCCAATTTCATGAGCTCGTATCAGGCCATGGCCGTGAGTGCGATCGGCGTTGGAATCACCTTTAAATTCGCCAAGAAGCTCCTACGGAAGCCTATTGCCAACGTAAATCGTAATCTTTTGAAGCCGATCGGAATCGGCGTGAGGCTGTGATCCTATGGCAACTAACACCGTGACAGGCTGCCTCCAGTGCAGCGATGGTACAAACATCCCTCTGAAGCTCGAAGTCGTAGAAGGAACGGAAACCAATTTAACCACAAATACGACCTACACGGTCACCGCAGCTAACGTCGGCGACTTCGCCCCAGGAAAGACCGTCGTCTCTGGACTGGTGTCATGCGATAACGGCGTAGGCTACTGCTACATTCTCAGTCAGGGCCTCGTGGCGGCTATCATCCCCTGGTCAATCAAGGGTGCTGTCATGGACGGATCCCCTGCGCTATGCCAACCATACACACTTCGAGCCGGTGACATCGTCAGAGTCATGAGCCAGACTGCCGCTGATCGCGGTGCAAGTGCTGGAGTCTATACAGCTCGCGGAGTCTCAAGGATTTTCCACGTCACACCGACTGGTGGAGCTACAAACGAGCTTGTCGATTTGCAAACTTCGAATTCGTTGGGAGACACATTATTCGGCGATCGAATCGTGAAATGGTTTGGAACTTCTGTCGACGGCCTCAAGATCGAGGACCAAGGCTTCGCCGCCGTGGATGCTCTCGGTAACGTCATCGGTTCCTGCAGCGCAACGAACCCGATCACTCAACAGCCAGGCTTCGCATTCGCCTCTGTAGCGATCGCGCTGAATTACAAGTTCCAGTTCTTGACAAACGCATGAAGGTGGTCTTATCGCGAAGATGACTAAAGCGGCAGGACGCCGAAGATTAGCAGAAATCCTCTCGAAGTCGAAGAAGCTCTATCTCAGGGGTTTCATCTCGACAAAAGACCTCGACTCGATCGAGCGGATATCCAAGACCAGATCGAAGCAGCTCAAGTGAGGACGCTGCCGATGGTGCTTGTTCAATCTGTTCAATTGCCTGGCTATGGCGGTCAAGCAGCTCTTCCCCCAGGTTATCTCCCCTCTGACTTCCCTGGCAACGGCAAACCAACTCCACCCCCACATGTCGGCGCTCCTGGTGTGCCTGGAGCACGGCCCACAGCACCAGGCGTCGGCATCCCTGACAACTTCTGGGGATTTGTCATGCTAACGATGGGGTTGAGGTGAGAGAGATGGTACACCAATTAACCGGAAAGATTAGTCCTCGAGTGTACAAGCTGCTCAAGACAACCGATCTGGACAGCTTGACTGACGACGATCTGATCTTGATAGGCAATCCGATAACAGTCGAGGAGCTGAATCGAGAAGAATTGATCCGTTTAATCATCGTCCAGTTCGCCAGACTATCAGTTAAACAAGAATGGGATGGTCTGTTAGCATGAGATCTGAAGATAGAAAGCCTTCG